TCATAATGTTATTTTCTGCGGCTATAACTCCACCATTTGCAACTGCTGACCTAGGCACTGTTCGCAGTATCTTTGGAACTGTAACTGCGGCTTACGCTGGTTCCGCAACCGCTGGCAGTATTGCGGGTGTTCGTGGTATGGCGCAAGTAGCCGCTGGAACCACAATTGGCGGCGGTATCTATGTCTATGGCGCACAGGGAAAGCTCGCGATAGCTGATACTGGAGTTATGAACCACGCAGACGCTAGACTTTGCGGTATGCTTGCACAACTGGACATTAGCGCAGGAACGTATACCGCTGGTCAATTATCGGCTTTGTGGGTAGATGCTGGTGCTTCTGCTTCCGCTTCCGCTGTCTCAACTAAGGGCGGCGGTCAGTTCAACCTTCTTCGTATTACTAACACCACTGCGGCCAATGCCAATGCAGTAATTTATGCTTACGCCGAGGCTGATTACTTGTTTGAACTTGGTGGCCCAAGTGGAGATGCTGACTGGTTTGCGGCTAACACACATGCGATTGACAGCCATGCACTAAGTTATGTGTTGAAAATCAAAGACCCTGCCGGTGGTACAGGATATATCCCTGTATTGGCGGCCGTACCAGCCTAATAGTGCAAAGGGAGGGGAAACCCTCCCTTTCTTATTAAATTTAAGGAGGACTTATGGTTAACATAAAGCTTGGTGAACTCAGGACAATTATAGAGGGAATCAATGAAATACTAGGCAAGGAACTGCCGATTAAATCGGCTTACTGGCTTGGAAAATTGGCTAAGAAAATTCAGAAGGAATTTGCCGAACTAGAAGAAAACCGCATAAAGCTGGTGCAAAAATACGTTTTAAGAGATGAAAGCGACAATCCAGTAATTGAGAATGACAAGTTTATTTTTTCGGATACGAATTCTTTTAATGCTCAATTTTCAGAACTGCTTGAAACTGATGTCGAGATAGATTTCACCCCTCTCGAAGTGGAAAAGCTGGGAGATGTGAAGCTGAGTCCAATCGCCATGATCGGGCTGGAAAAGTTTCTAGTAATCGGCGATGAGTGATTTCAATGTAATCACCGAGGAAGAGAAACTTCTTTTCGCCATACTGCAAGAGCTTAGAGGTATTCGACAATCCTTACAACAGCCAACAACCACAGCACAACCACCATCAAAAGTAGAAAAACCGCAGGAATCAAAGCAAGTTGTGCGCCCAATCGCGAAGGGCGCAGAGCTTTCCTGCAAAATCTGCGGTGAGAAGTTTGACAACAAGGGAAAATTGATGTCCCACTATAAAAATCACAAGAAAGCAGGTGTTTAATTTGGGTGGAATATGTGATATTGACAAGATTCACAAGGGTAATGTAACCACTGCGCATAGTGCTATTGCCGCAACAGCTACAAGCAAATTTATTAAAACTAAGGGTTTTAACGCGGCATTAGTTAAGGTCACTATTGCCGGAACTGGCACATGGAAAATTGATGTCCAAGGATGTAATACAGAACAGGGGACATTTGTTGACGTATATGACAACTACGACAACCAATTAACCACAGGCAACTTAACTGCATCAAGAATGCGGCTTTTTGTTGGCTTGCCTGACAATATCAAAATCGTTGCCACCGAAGTGGCAGACGGAGCTACTTGCACGGTTGAAGTTCAGCCTATAAATATTTAGGCGGTGGTGTAAATGTATCAAGGATTGTTGACTGGCGGTAGACCGCAAAAAACTTTAACTAATTTTATTACCAATCCTAATTTCGCAGACACTACTGGTTGGGCAGGTGCAAATGGTGGAGTTATAGCCGCAGAAAATAACATTATGACCATCACAGGCAATGGTACCACGACAAATCCACGTGCGGCACAGGTCACTATTCCCTATGTTTCAGGTAAAAAAATTCTTGTTGGGTATAAAGGTATGGTTAATAACTCTATTTGTCTAAGTATGAGGGTTAGGGCATTGGCGACCGGAATGACAGCACAAACGGCAACTCTTAAATCTACTCCAACAATTAATACAGAATATAGAAATTATACAGTACTTACTTTGGGTGCAGGTGGGAGTGGAAATGTAACTATTGATATGGACCATTCTTATTCGAGTGCCGCAAACGCAAACGGAAAAGTTATGTCAGTTCAAGAATTCTTAGGTATTGATTTAACAACAGTTTTTGGTGCTGGACTTGAACCTACAGCCGCACAAATAGACAGGTGGCTAGCAATATTTAGTGCCGGGTGGTTTGCTACGACAAAAGCAATTCCCAAACGGATATATTAAGGCGGTGATTACATGGGTACGATGGGTGACACGCTGGCATCTCACACAACTGCTTCTCAAATGAGCAGTTTTTTTATTGATAAAATAGGGTTGTTTAGCGTTAAATCTTACGGCGCAACTGGTGATGGGGTAACAGACGACACCGCAGCAGTGCAAGCCGCTGTAACTGCCGCCGTAGCCAACGGGAACAACGAGCTATTCTTTCCGCATGGTACATATTACGTAACGGCCTTAACAGGCGAAGAAACGCTGATATTTACTGGTGACAACTCTACATTCACAGGTGGATATATCGGATACATAAACAGTCTAGCCACTCAAATAGCCAATGCCCCTTTGCACCTAAGTTACTATGAGTATTTAGTTAGTGGCAGTGATTGGGGTGTTGCCTTAAATCAAGCTCTCGCCGATGCTCATACTGAAAAGCGCAGGTTGAGGATAGGTACAGGCACTTATCAAACCAGTATTTTAATCTCAATGAATGACACAGTGTTTTTAGATTGTGAGCCTGGCGTTGTTATTCAGGCGACTACCGCTTTGGCGATTGTTTTCAAAGTTATCCGCACAAGCTATGCCGCACAGCAATGCAATATTAATAACCTAATCGTCGATGGCAACGATATTGCCACAACTGGGGTATGGTTTGACAAAATCAGTATGCCGAATTTCTCAGGCGTAAACGGTCTTCTTTCCAAAAACTGTGTCGGTGATGCGATTGTATTTGACCAATGTCAAGGTGGTGCGTTCTACAACGTAAAAGGGGCAGACTCAGGTGGCAAGGGAGTAAGGGTAACTGCCTGTAACAACGCTAAATTCTTTGGACTTTCCGGCACAGGGAATGTCGGAGATGGAGTCTTTATCGAAAACTCAGTGGGCGGAAGCGGTGCTTGCCATGTTTATGGAATCTACGCCGAAAGCAATACCGGGCATGGCATTGTAATTGATGGGGTGACTAGTCTTGCGGCTATTTACGGCGGTTGGGCAGAGGGGAACACCTTAGATGCTCTTAATGTCGATGGTTACGCCTATGTAACAGGGGTTAAGTGCATAGGTGTAGGTACTGGAACTAACCGAGCTATTCGCGTTACTGGCGACAATGCGATTGTTGAAAACTGTTCAATGGGTTACACAGGTGATGCTACATATTACGACACTATCATTGATGGGGATAGTATTGTTCGGAATATCCTTGTCGGTAGTTCGGGAATTGATACTGAAACGATTGCATTGTTAGAAGGTTCTGAAATGCTGACAAATGCCAATTGCGAGAGTGCAACGGTAGGCTGGTCGCAAACTAATACTACGCTTACACCGCAAAGTACAGATCAAGCGCATGGCGGCACTTACTCTGTTAAATGTGTCGCAGCAGCAGCAAATGCGGTCACCTATGAAAGCTTAACCGGTGTTTTGGGTGAGTTTTATCATGTGAAGTTTTACGTTTGGAATGTTGATATAACTGGAATTAGGCTGAGAATTAACGATGGAGTAACCAACGTATTCACCTCAACTGTGGCAACGCAGGGGGCATGGGTACTGCATGAAGCTTATATTGTGGCCAAAGGCACTTCTTTAGTGGTTAATGTGTTGGCAAGTGGTTCTGGTGGAACGTACTACATTGATGATTGTTCAGTTAAATTACACAAACCGGCTAAGATTTCTACTGCAACCAAAGGTACTTCTAGGCTGTATGAAACGGTTTTACCTACACTACTTAACTAAAGGGAGAAGGGTGTGAAAAGATGCCTTCTATTCAACAAATCTGTGACTATGTTGACCGAAAGTTCCCAAATACAGAAACCGATGCAAATAAGGTCAGCGACTTAAACGACATACACAAGAGCGTATATGTCAAGATCAAACGGCTAAAAAGCGAATTTGAGATATACGAAACAATCACGATAGCTGACCAACTTACCTACGCCTTACCTTCCGATGGCTCAGTGGACAATATCATAGCCTTGAAAGTAGCGCAATCGTCACCAGTGACCGCCTCTACCAAGTGGGACACCTACGAGTTTGCTGGTGTAAACGACGATACAACCACAGGGCACTTTTACAGTGACGCAACAAACAATGTAGTTTCACTCTTAGTAGATGACCTGCCAATAGCAACGGCAGGTCTTTCTATTAAAATCTTTTACTACAAGCGTCCCAATGCATTAAGCTCTGCCGATATGACAGCTATTCCTGAACTTCACGAAGATTACCACGATTACTTGAAGTTCCAGTTGGTGTCTGAAATGGCTTCCCAGGGAGATAATCCCGACACGGAAATAGCTGATTTCTGGCAGAGAAAAGCAGACGAGTTTTTGAAGGATATTGAATCTAGCCTGAGTGACAGATACAACAAAACACCGACACAGAGTTCACAGTGCGAGGAGTGGTGGTAGAATGTGTGCTTTGTGGGGTAAAAAGTTAAAGCATACGGTCAAGCCCGGTCCACCTTTTACTATAGGACAAGGTGAAAACCAGTTCTTGACTCCTTTTGAAATCAAAAAAAGTGAATCCACCTACTCCCGCAACGTGTCTAGCAGGAGCTTCCCTGCCCTGTCAGTTCGTCCGGGGAGAGTGGCAGGAGCTTTCACCGCGATTACCACTCCTAACGCACTAGGACAGAGGAATAATGAATATCCTCATGTTTTAGACGGGACAACGTGGAAACGCTGGGACGGTGCGGCGTGGCAGAATGTGCAGACCGGTCTTGCTAGCGCACAGGCAAAAATACTCGAATTCAATACGGAGGCTAAGCGGTATTCTATCCTTGTTGATGGCACAAACCGCTATTCGTGGGACGGAACAACTGCTGCGAGTATAACCGATGCACCAGCAACTAGCCTGTACACAATGGACGACTACAGGCTATATGCCTTGCTTGGATCCGTGTTGAAGTGTTCTGCCGCTGGCAGTGTTACCGACTGGACATCCCCTAATGATGCTGACTCCATCGCTCTGACAGGTATGATTGGCACAGGCATAGCTATTGCCAGTTATAAAGATACGGTTATCAGTTGGGGCGAACAGAGTATGCACGTTTTGGACGGTGATGATCCGTACAATTTCGAGCTTAGAGATCCAATGGAAAACGGTTGTATTTCTGCCCGATCAGTGATTGAACACAACGGAATCCTGTATTTCCTAGACTACGGAAAATTGATGCGTTACACAGGCGGTAAACCTGCTGAAATGAGTCAGAAGGTAAAGACTTACCTTGAAGCGATTAATACCACATACAAGGCTAAATGCGTGGCTGGTAAGCACGGAAAATACATTTATCTGTCGATACCTTACGGAGCTGTGACAACCAACAATCTTACTTTGGAGTACGATACCGAGTTTGACAGTTGGTACGTGATAGACCAAGGCTGGGTTGACTTCGTAAATATCGGCGAGAACTTTTACGGTGTAACTTCTGCTGGCGTGTTCCATACGATTAACTCAGGCACTACTAATGCAGGAACGGCAATCGCATGGAGCTATATTACTGGGGCGTGGAATCAGGGAACTGTTTCACAGAAAAAGACCCTTTCTGATTTATGGTTAGTCTTAGACTTGCCTATTGGAAGCACCCTTACAGTGTCCTACTCGACCACTGTAGATGTTGATGATTTTACTTTACTGTATACCTTTACGGCTAATGCCGCAGAGCAAATGACGAGGGTAAAGGTTCCGACAAGTGCTTTGCAGAGCGCGGACTGGTATAGGCTCAAATTCGCAGGTACAGGACCTTGCACTATACATGCGCTTCAAGAAAATCTCAGGATTAAGTCTCGATAGGGGAGATGCCCGCATGACAAAAGTAAAGGCTCTGCTTATGGTGTTTTTACTCATTCCAGTAATCTTATTTGTGAATAGGAGTGATACGATGCCAACCTTCGCATATGACATGCCCAACACTGCGGGTATGAGCACTGATAAAAAAGTCGAGATGTTGGAGCAGGCTGTAGCCGAGCTGATAAACAGACTCAGCTACAATCTTGGTCATATCGATTACAAGAATATCCGTGGGCTGGTACCGGCTTCAGACACTATCCAACTCGCCGATAACGTGGATGCGACACACAAATTAGAACTGAAAATATACGTGGATGACAGCGTGAAGCAAGTAAAGAGTGCTAAATTAGCCTTTAGTCTGGAGAATTTCCGGTCGTACGGTACTGGGGCGGCGGCAGGTGGTGATCACTATCATTTGATGTTCCAGGTGCAAATTGAAGAAGCACCTTCTACTTATGCGAACGTGTATCTAGAGTCTGCACTGGGAGATGCATCTTTATATGGATTAATGGCAGATATAGACCAGACTAACCAGTTGTACACTCGCGGAAGTTCTAATACCCACGAACACGACATAACCCACGGCATCTACGAGGGCACGGCCGCAACTGGAGTGAAGGTGTATGTCGATGGCACACTTCGACTCGACAATGGTGGCGGTGGGTATACAGCAGACCAAAACGGCTTAGACTTGTCGGCGTGGATTACTACAGGCGGTTGGCACACGGTCGAGCTAGAATCAAGCCAACTAGGAAGAATTAATGCCAGTTTATTTATCAAGTCTTATGTTCAAATGCCGTAACATTACTATAATTTCACAAAACTAACCGATCTACAAAAGGTCGGTTTTTTATTACCCAATTTTAAGGGGGTGCTAATTTGGCTGGTGTACTAAATAATTACGGCGTTGGGAATGTGCAGACAAAGCTTAAGAATGCTGGATTCGACCCCGGCGCAATTGACGATGTATGGGGACCGAAAACCGAAGCGGCAGTAAGGTCTTACCAAAAGGCGAACGGATTAGTAGATGATGGGATCGTGGGTGAAAAAACATGGGGGGTTCTGTCAGGCGCGGCAACTACTCCTACCGCAACTCCGCAAGCTCCTGCGACTCCACAGGCTCCAGTAGGTTATTCTGCAGACATAGGTAAGACTCTCGCGGCTATCCAAAACAGACCAACTTTTAACTATGACCCTGCCACTGATGTAGGACTGAAGTCTGCGCAAACGCAAGCTATGGATGCAGTAAGCAGGGCAGCTGCTAGGCGCAATATGCTCTATACGGACAGTAATAAGGCTCAAATGGGCAGGGTTTCAGAGGAGCTAGTGCCCCAGTTTAAGCAACAGGCTATGGGTGAATACAACCAGCAGGGCGATAGTCTGTATAAGCAGCTTCAGATGCTTCAGGGGCTGGAAGATTCGCGTAGGCAAGAGGAATGGAAGCAGAAGGAATACGAGCTACAGAAGCAACAAATGGCACAACAGGCAGCGGAAGCGGCTGCGAGTAGGGCGGCGAAGGCGGCAGCTCCAAAGAAGCCTGAAATCAGTGTATCAAAAACGCTTGCTGCGCTAGAAGATGTTGATAATTATGCTTGGAATCCCGCAATGACCATAGACAAATTGATTAAATTTATTGATGACAACTCCGAAATGTACCAAAACGAAGGAGTTGATATGAATACCTTAAAAACCCAAGCTATGCAGAAATACAATAAAGAGTATTTCGATAATCTAGTCCAAAACTATTATGATAATTCTTATAATTCGACGACAGGTAAGTACGATATTCCGTGGTAGGGGGTGTAGTTGGTGTCAAACTATTTTGAGGATATAAGGAAATTGTATCAAGGTGGTCAATCTAGCACACCTTCCATAACTGGAAATTATTTTGAGGAATTAAGAAATAAGCGTAAACCCTCACCTAAATACGACTTCTCTGCAACGGATATTAACCGACAACAACCAACAACCACAATCGCACAGCCTAAAAAGTTGACGATGCTCACTCCTTCTCACACTTCAACTCTTACAAAGGTTGATGATAACCCCGATGTTACTCCCAACTTCTTCCGCACTAGACCATTAATAATCAGAAAAAATGATAATCCGGTTGTGAAGGGTTTAAAGGGTGCAGGGAATGTTTTATCTGATTTGGTTGATACTCCAGGGGAAGCATTAGGAAGGTTGTCTATTCAGGCTGGAAGTTTACTAAGTGGGCATGGGTTGAAGAAAGACAGCGAATTGCCGAGGGACGTAACTTTTACCCGGGATATTTTACTTCCTGCTACTTCTAAAAAATACCAAAACCAAGTTAAGCAGATGCAACAAAATAATCCCGGACTTGCCACGGCTTACGAAATGCTAGTTGGCGGTGCTGCTGACCCGATGAATCTAGTTGGCGGCGGAAGTGTTAAGGCTCTGACTGCGCCAAAGATTCTAAAGGCAGAAGCAGGGATGGCGAAGATACAACCGCTTAAAGCCAAGGACGCGGCTAAGCTTAGAAACTTTACTTCGCTTTCTCCGGAAGAACAGCTGGCACAAACTAAGAATGTTATCGCTGACGGACAAAGGACCATGAAGCAGACTCAGCTCGATACTGTTTTCGCCGATCTGCCAAAGGATGCACCTGTCCAAGCTCCTAACGCTCCTAAAATCGCACCGGGCGAATACTTCAACGCTCTTGACCCTGCAGCGCGGAAAAGTGGGCTAGAGAGTGTATTCCCTCCTGTTAAGTCATATAAACTTACCACCGAAGCGCAAAAAGCTCAGTCCATCAGACAGCGCACGCTCGAAAAAGCTGAAGCTCCTGCGTTGGCACCAACTTGGAAGGTTGCGAATAAAGAAGGTTCTGGCTATAATATACCCATTAAGCGAAATGGAATGGACGGCGGTTTGATGGGTACTGAAATCAAAAAAAGGTACTGGGGAAATAATAACGAAAATATCGCTGTTGATGTGCACTATGTGCCAAGAGAAGGCGCAAGGGAATTAAAAATATTAAAGGATGGCACAGTTATACTCTATGCCGATCCCGTTTATCGCCAAAGCAAAGATGTCCTGAAAAATACACTTACGCGCGATATAGATAATTACTTAAGCCCGTTGGCACCAGACGAATTTATTCGCGTGGCAAAAAATGCAGACGATTATCAACACGTTGCAAGTGGTACGCACCGTGGGTCCATAAACCATAGAGATAATATTGAAGAAGGCGGTCTATCTGTAGCTAAGTATCCGGAATTCCCTACTGATAATATGTATATTGTCAAGGGAAAGGTAGTTGGAAAAGGAACAGATGGCGAACCACTTTTAGATCTTAAGACGGTTAAGCCTGTATCAAAATCAATGACACATAAACAGTTTTTAGATTTCTGGAACAAGCGGTATGATGAAAATTTATCTAAATTAGGCATATCAAAAGAAGATGCTAGCGCACTAATTAGCGGGGGTAAGGTTGACTTCAGTGAATTTAAATTAGCAGAGACTCCCGCTCCTCGCATATCACTTAAACCGCGTGAAATTACTCCAATTACTCCACGGTCAGAGTTATTTCCTGAACCACAACGAACAACAACAATGCAACAACCGCCAATAGAACTTCCTGCGCAGCCGATTAAACCAGTTGAAGCGACTAAGGTGATGGCTGAGTCAACCGGACTTGATGATGCAATTAAGACAAGGATAAGCGAGATCACCAAGACAACCAAGGCTGAATCCGCCGTTGATGCCCTTCGAGAAGCTAGGGACGCAGCTAGGGCTAGAATGGCTGCTCGTAAAGGCAGGGTTATGTCTGGTATACCAGTTGACGATTTGGCAGATATGGCGATAATCGGGGCAACTCATATCGCAGAGGGTACAATAAAGTTTGGCTCATGGTCGGCTAAGATGATTGAAGAGTTTGGTGACGATGTTAAACCACACCTTAACGACTTGTGGGAGAAAGCAAAGGTAGTCCATGGGGATATATCTGTTCACGTTGATTCTTTTAGGTCTAAAATTGACCGCACCCCACAAAAAGGAAAGCCTTTCGGCGAGAAAATTGCTGAACTTCGGACTCAGTTTGTAGACGATGTTGCTCCACTTGAAAAGCTTGAAAAATCCGTAACCGGAGAAGTGGCAAGCGCTGAAAAGAGCATCTATAAGCAAGCAAGGCTTTTCCGAGGCAGCGCAGAACGGGCACACGAAAAGATTGCCAGTGAGCTTCAGCCAATTATTAAAGAGATCGAGGGGGCGGGATATTCCTCCCAAGATCTTGGCAACTATGCGCTGGCTGTTCATGCCAAAGATGTTAATGCTAAGGGAATGACATCTGGCTTTACGAATGAAGAAATCAGCGCGGTCATTAATGAGCTTGGCAACCCGACACTTGAAAAAGCACGTCAAAAACTGGTTGATCTCAGCACTAAACAACTGCAGGAGCTAGCAGACAACGGAATTATCGAGCAAAGTATGGTTAAGACACTGCGTGATAAGTGGCCTAACTACATGCCTTTATTCCGTTCTTTCGATGATGATAAGGTGGAGTTTGCACGGGGGCTGTCTAAGTCTTTGGCGAACGTCACAAGCCCGATCAAGAAGCTCAAAGGCTCAGAGCGTGATGTCGTAGACCCACTGGAAAGCATGGTTAAAAACATCTTCCAGACCACTAACGCGGTTGACAGGAACAAGGTCGCGCTTCAACTTGGCAAGTTGGCTGATTCGGACAAAAGCGGTAGCATAATACGAAGGCTGGCAGAAGGAGAAGAGCGAGGTAGGCTTAATGCTGTTTATGCTATGGAGGGTGGCAAGAAAGTCCATTACGAAGTTCAGCCTGACGTTTACAAGGCTATGCTGAATTTGGACAAAGAATCGTCTAATTTGCTGATAAAGATTTTATCAAAGCCAGCTTCGTTGCTTCGTGCCGGTGCTACGCTTACGCCTGAGTTTGCCCTAAGAAATCCATTGCGCGACATTCCTAACGCCTTCATTGTCAGCCAATCTGGCTTCAATCCTCTTTTCGACATCCCCGCCTCCCTCTTAGATATTACTAAAAGCAAAATCTTTAAAAAGGACACGCTATACAATCAATTTCTGCGCGATAATGGCGGCTTTGGTAATATCGTTTCTCTGGATCGCAAAGTGCATCAGGAAGTATTAGAAAAAATAATCAAACAACCTCCTAGTAAGATGTTTCTAAATATTATTGATGGCAAGTCTTTTATCGGACTGCTGCGCAAAATGGCAGATGTTTCCGAAACGGCAACTAAGCTAGGTGAATACAGGGCCGCGTTGGGGAAGGGAGCTACAGGAGCTGAAGCCGCATATCGCGCAAGGGATTTGATGGATTTTTCGCGGGCTGGTACAAGCATCAGAGAAGCTAACAAGGCTGTCGCGTTCTTAAATGCCAACATACAGGGAAAAAGCAAGATGATACGTGCCATAAAAGAAAACCCTGTAGGTGTGGCTACGAGGGCCGTGACCGCCGTAACACTGCCTACCGTCGGAGTTTTTCTCGCACAGAAGTATTTGTCCAACGATGTTCAAAAGAAGCTTATCGACGATGCTCCAACCTGGCTGAAAGACAGCTTCTGGTTAATACCCATTCCCGGAACCGATCAGATTTTAAGATTCCCGAAACCATTCGACTGGGCCCCGCTGTTTGCGAATCTTCCCGAACGCTGGTTGAACTATATGTTTGACAACGATCCGAAAGCGTTTGACGATTTTGCGAGCTCAACCTTAACAAACTTTACTATACCCGTTATGATTACTGGTATTGCCCCATTTGTAGAAGGAATGGCTAACTATAGCTTCTTTCAGCAAAGCCCCATTATCCCAAAAAGGGAAGAGGGGCAAGAGTTCCCAACACAGTTTGATAATAATACTTCAGAAGCCGGCAAGTTGTTAGGTTCTGGCATCAACAAGTTAACAGGTGGGGAAGGGCCGTTTAAAAACTTCGGTTCTCCGAGGGTGGTAGATAACACTATTCGAGGATTAACAGGAGGACTTGGTAGCTACACGCTGGCTGGTATAGACAAGGTGGCTGAAGGGACAGGTCTTGTCCCTAAAAAGAATAAAGCCGCTAAAGATATTAGCGGACAACCGTTACTCAGAGCGTTCCTTGTCAACCAAGCAGGAACAGGCAAGTCTATGGATGATCTGTATTCCGAAAAGGATAGGCTGACCCGGCTTGAATCCACAGCTAAAGCAAAGGGCGATGCGTTCTCGCTGGCTCCTAGGTTGATGCTGTTGGAAAATGCCGTCGATTCACTCAGTGATATCAATAAAGAGATGCGTCAAATTAATAATGACAAGTCTTTAGACCCGCTTACTAAACGCACACAGCTAAGCGACTTGAACAAGCAGCGAAACTCAATTGCTCAGCAGACAATGAAAAAAAGCGGCGATCTGACACCAGAAGATAATCTTTTATTCAAAATGTTACAGCAAAAGAGCGATAAAACTTCGCAAGACAAGGCTATGAACGAAGAACTGAGCACTGCAGTTTCCGAGGGAAGAATTAAAGACCTTCCTGCCATTTACAATAAGTATAAGTACCCTGCCTATCCACCATCTACAAGACAGGAAAAAACCAAATCTATTCAGGAATCCTTGAAGCAGAAACAGCTTTCTCCGCTAGCTCAAAGCTATTTAGGGATGAGTCAAAAGGAACAGCTTAAATTTATGATGGGGCTTACCGAGCAAGAGCGATCTATGATTAAATCGGAATTAGCAAAGCTCAAAAAGTAAGCCGCCTAATTTGGCGGCTTGACCAGTTTGTTTTTAAATGCAACGACTATTTTATAAAGCATACGGAAGGGAAAGGCGATTATAATAAGCACAGACCAGTATCCAATAACATATCCAAGAAGGTCCATCAATCCTGTGTAAGCAGTAAAATAAAGCGCAAGGATTAGGGCCCCTAAAATGTTCAAAGTGATTATCTTTGGTATAGTGTAAATTTTTCTCATTCCCTCAACTCCTTGTCTCATTTTACCACATTTACACAGAAGGGAGATGTTGCTATAATAATCAAGCTAGGACTTGACTCAGGGTAGCTCCCTGAGTGACGAAAGGTAGCCCGCCTGTCCTGGCATCGGGCATAACCCAAGGGCAGGGTGCTAAATAATTGCACCAAACAAAAGGCATCGGAAACGGTGTCTTTTTGTATTACGAAGAAAGAAGGTGCGTTAATGGCGGGTGGCGAGTATTGCCAAGATCATAGTGGGTGCATCAAGGAAATCGATGGTTTATCAAAATGGAAGGATGTACACGAACAGAAGGAGCATTCTGACATTTGGGCGCAGATTAACGCACTCAAAAATCTTGTTAACACTAGGTTGCCGATATGGGCAACCTTTTTAATTGCCGGTCAGACTGGTGTAATCGGCTGGCTTCTTGCAGCCTTGAAAGGGTGATCTTATGGGTTATCCCATTGTTCAGCGTCTTATCACGCAAAACCGTTCTGGTTCACAACTTATACCGCAAGGAGTAATCATTCATAGCACAGCAACTCCCGGAGCCACAGACGAAGCGGAGTTTAATTATTTCAATGGTGCATACCGCGATGCGTCAGCTCACTATTTCATTGATTGGGATAGCATTACAAGAACTATTCCTGATAATGAAGTTGCTTGGCACGCAGGAACGCTGGCTAATTACCGCTTCCTATCAATCGAAATGTGCGAACCTGCTGGATATGACCCTGCCAAGTTTGAAGAGGTATGGAACCGCACTGTATGGCTTGTAACCGATATGTGTAATCGCTATCCGTGGGGCCCCGGGGAAGTCCACTCTCACGATTGGGTAACAAAGAATCTCGGAGGAACAGACCACACGGACCCGATCGCTTACTTTGCGAAGTACGGAAAAACGTGGAATGATTTTATTATTGCGATAGGAGGATCTCCGATGGCTAACACATACCCGGGATATTCCTTCAGCCTTACGGAACCACCGATGAACAACGAGCATGTTGCTCAGATTCAACAAGTAGTCGGTGCTGTGCCAGATGGCTTTTTCGGACCCAAAACCAAAGAATCAGTCATATCATGGCAGGGTGCGCATGGATTAGTTCCTGATGGAGTCGTGGGACCATTGACTTGGAATGCCATGTTCGCGGCTCCTGTTGCACAACCATCTCCACAACCTCCAGTAGAACCGGCAATTATCCCAAGTCTGGCTGCGGAAGTGCTGGACTATCAAAAAATGGTTGACGAGCTTAGAAGCGGCGTTGAAGCTCTCACAGTAGAGAAGCAGAAGCTCTCCGACGCTCTACTGGTCGCAAACGGACAGATTGCTGACGAGAAAGCATTATCCAATAAGCTTCTGGATGAACTTATTCCCTACCGGGCATTACGGCAAGACTTGAAGAAAATTATAGGCGTAGGAGTGTGACTTATGATTAATGACTTAGAAAAGCGATTTACCTATCACGCGCCCAAACAAGGACAGCCAGAAAAGTACACTGTTATCAGGGGACAGGCTTTTGAACTGGCAAAGGTAATAGACTCAGCCGCGCCAGATTCCAGGGAAAAATCACTTGCAATCACCGCGCTTGAAGAAGCGGTCATGTGGGCAAATGCTGCAATTGCGAGGAACGAGTAAAGGAGTGATTCTCATGGACAAAATCTTACTTAGACTGAAAAACCCTGTATTTGTTTTCGCGCTGGTTGCGTTGATCGTGGCGGTGCTTGTTGACTTCGGCGTGACCGATGCTCCACAGTACGCTGACAGGTACATGAAGATTATCGAAGCTATCCTAATCGCTCTCGGCATCTGGACAAACCCGACAACTCCCGGAATAAAAGATTAACCTCGAAGCACCTGACCTTAATTGGTTGGGTGCTTTTTTTGTGCCATTCGCTGGCTAAACAGGATTTTCCTTCATTCCCATTGAAAAAAGTATAAGTATAATGGAAGTAATTTATCTTTAAATTGTCACATTGTTTCTTTCTGTTCTAACTATGAACACGGCGCGGACAGAAAGACATCAAAGGCAATCCGGCTAATACCGGATGTTTATTTTTAACTCTAATTTGTGGGTTCTACCGCCGTTTGAGGTATCTGTGCGAACTACCTCAACCGCCTTAACCAGTGCTTTTATCGCCGTTCTGCGCTCGTCTAAGTCTTGTGTATCGGCATATCCTGCGAAGGCCTTAAACCTCTCAACTATCGCTTCGATTTCGCTCCCGTTATCAAAACGAGTGATCTCTGTTTCCAACGAATTTCTATTTTCCAATAAGGCTTTTAGCGACTGCTTAATCTCGCCCAGTTGCTTTTCTGCTGATTCTTGATTGAGCAAGTCCTGCCTAAACAGCAGGGCTATTTTTTCTTGTTCTCTGAGTAGTTGATCTTCTTTATCCCGTTGCCGTTTTAGGTTGCTCTTTAAAATCCGCACTTGGCTATTTTCTTCTTTTTTGCCACTAAACTTCTTGCGGATTCTCTTCTCACTTTTTAATAGTTCATTGACCTCGCCCCAAACTATTTCATCGACCTCATGTGATGGTACGCTTCTCGCCGGGCATTTTTCGTCATTCGGATTAAAAGAGCCGGTTATATAACCCTTGCCGGTCTGACAAATATAGTAGGGCGTTGACTTAGTGCGTGTCCATTTGCTATTAGTTAGTGATCTCATTCGACCGCCACAGATTCCGCAATACATCAGGCCACGGCAAAGATAGGGATATTCACGCGGTTTTTTAGTTTCATTCCTGTTTAGCTTTAATTGCTCCCATGCTGCTTCCTGACGTTCCTTGGTGATAATAGCTGGCACAGGTACGGCAATCCACTCCGCGGGGTCACGCAAGCCATATTCAAACTCGTTTTGCCCCGTCTTAATCCTGTAATATTTATTTGCCCAATGTGTGCCCGAATATACCTCGTTGTAGACAATTCCGTGTATGGTATTCTGTCGCCAGTTTACCTTGCCCCGCTTAGTTAAATAACCAAGGGAAGCAAGTCGTTCTGCTATTGATCTTAGACCCATTTTCTTGTCAACAAGGCACGAGAATATTTCCTTTATTACTTCGGATTCCACTTCGTCTACGATGTAGGTTGAATTTTGCTTGTCCCATTTATAGCCGTAGGGATTAGCGTTTTTTACTACCTTGCCGCTTTTAGCTTTCTTGCGCTTTCCTATTGTGGTTCGTTGCTTAATCTTTTCGCGCTCATAGGCTGATATTGCTCCGCGCATGGAGTAGAACAACATCCCTTCCGGAGTGTTCTCCCACGTGAAGTTGACGAAAACAAGCTGCGCTCCGCTTTTTTCTATCTCCTCAGTGATAATGAGCTGATGGGCAAGGTTTCTAGCCATGCGGTCAGGATCATAAACGATAACATGAGAAAACCGCTTTTCCCTCAACCCCTCACGCAATCTATCAAGGGCAGGGCGTTCGATATAGGCTCCAGAATAGCCTTCTTCGATAAACTCTTCTATTAAGGTTATCCCCAAGCTCTTAGCCTTATCGTGGCACTGTTCAAGCTGGGAGGACAGACTGTATCCCTTTTCAACCTGTGTTTCAGTCGAAACGCGAATGTATATTGCAGCAATCATATATTCTCCTTAGTTACTTGGTGGGTTACAGGTTTGGCAGGGCTTATATCTCTTGTTCTTGGCATCGGTAGGGGTCGCGAACCAGATTTCGTTGCTGGATTTAATGTTCGCTGCCCACTTGCAAGAGGGGTAGTGGTATTTGTCAGAGGCTTTACTTCCAACGTATTTGTATGATGTTGCTGGCGCGGTTGCTTGGCTGGAGCAACCTGTGATCAGGAGGAGGAGGGCGAGGGTAGGGATGATTAATTTCTTCTTATTCATCTAAGTAATCTCTCTTATGTTTACTCATCACAATAGCGGTTATTATTAACATCGACCAGCCAAGAACGCCTATTATTGCAGCTTCAAAACTTAACCCAAGTAGTATACCAAACCAAATGGGGCCACCGTTGGATACGGTAAAATATACCCCGGCAATTGCGAAACCAATCGCTGTAAATAAGCCCTTCTGCTGGCCACTCGTGATACCAATTAGATTTTCAATGGCTCCAGCAGTCCCGCCTATTATTATCAATATTAGATTTCCCTTGAAAAAACCATAGACCCCCAATCCTCCCAAAAACGTAGATATGATACCTAATATCATCTTTATCCCTCCCTCACTCAATCACATTACATGGTTGCATCTTTATATCAAACACATCCTGGCACTTTACCTTAAGGCCAGCTCTACGAAAGCACATGCGTAGCAAATTGAGCTTCCTATATACAAACCACTCTGACACATCGAAATACTCTGCAAGCTCAAAACAGGAGCGATAACCCAACCCTACCGCTTTGGCTAATTCCCGGTCTGGGATTAAAAATGATGTTGCCCATTCCATAGCCTTGCGTTCGTCTTGGGATTCCATCGCTTTAAGGTTTGCAGACGCATGTGCCGTTAATAAGCTTGTTCTGGGGGCTGTGTAGTGATGCCCAATCTCTTCTGCTAGTACACACTTATGCAATCTCCTAGAGTGGTGTAGATGTTCTCCCAAGACAATTAGCGGCCCAATCCTCTTGTGGTACAAGTAAAGTCCATGAATTCCCTCTGGGGTGTTAGAAAAATCATCGTAATGTACCGTTATGGCTTCTTTCTCGACTATATCCCAAAGTTTCTCCATGATGCATCTCCCTTATGTCAAAACTCTCTCACTCTCTAATTAAATATAATGTCTTAATTTGTCGAATAGCCTTTAAACTACAGAAACTACCTTCCTTTTACGGTTGGTAGTTTCTTTATTTTCTCTTATCTAATTCGGCGTTGACTATTCTTTTTATGATGGCTCTAAGCTCAGGAGAAGGTTCTTTTCCATAATCTCCGTCTTTATTGGCGGCGATTACGAAGTTTAACTCTTCATCTTGTTCGGGGGTTGGGGACGTTTGTTGCAGGAGCCGATTTTCCGACACACCAAGGAGATAGTCCGTTGTAACACTAAAAAACTCAGCTAACCTAATCAACATTTCAAAATCTGGCTGCCTTTGCCCGATTTCATAGTTAGCCAGGGTAGATCGCGACATATTAAGGCCGTCAGCAAGCTCTCCTTGGCTCAACCCCTTTTCTCTTCTCAACTCAACTAATCTTTTGGCAAACACCAAATTCACTCCATTTCGTTAAATGTGTACCTTTATTATATGTCCCTTTCCGCAACAGTAAATATATTATCCCGTATTGAAACAAAATATTTTAAAAAGTATTGCAATGTCCCGAATTGGGACTTATAATAAACATATAGAGTCCCGAAACGCAACAGGAAAGGGGTGAGACACATGACCGAACCAAGAAAATGGTTAATCGAAAAGCGCAATAAGATGAAATTGACTCAGCAAGATGTCGCGGATAGGTCTGAATTGAGTCGGACTTTTTATACCCAAATTGAAACTGGCGATAGAAACCCAAGCGTTGATAACGCTAAAAAAATCGCCAAGGCATTGAAATTCAAGTGGACATTATTCTTCGATGAACCGAGCCAGAGAGCCGGCTAGAAAGG